TGGATGCCTACAGGATCACCATGGTCTGTAGATATAACATGCAACTATTCAGATAAACGGCGGCGAGATATAGACAATCATTTAAAGCTACTACTAGATGTGCTTAATAAGGTTGTATACTTAGATGATTCACAGATCGTTCAGATAACTATTCAGAAATGCTTTGGCGCAAAAACAGCATCAACAGATATTATTCTTATCGAACTATAGAAAGTTATCTTATCGAACTATAGAAAGTTACACTAATGTTTATTTCTACTCATTTAGTACTATAAGATATAGGAGAAAGAAATGTTACATCCATCGTTTCAGTACAGAAAAGGGGCTAGCCTAAACCTGGCAGAGACAACAATGATATATCAATATCAGTTTGAGCGGTTAGAGAACCTAAAGATAGATCTACTACTTATAAGAGTAAAGCTATTGAAAGAAACAAACCTGCAGGAGAAGTCAAAGCTGCTAAAGCGTCTCGCCCTCCTGAAACAAGAAACATCTATAATAGAAGATAGTATTGAAATATCATTAAAATGTTGGGAAATCTTAATAAAAGGAAAGGAGTTAAACTAATGTATGGAAACTGGCGCTATAAATCTACATCTGATTGGCAGTTCGATAAAATGCAAGGGTCTGAATCAGAGGATATTCTTATTGATGATATTGAAGGGATCGAAGCTCCCAGTCCTGACTTTGATGCCTACGAAGTATTAAAAAGCCTTTCTGATATCGAAGCAAAAATCGTTGAAGCTCATCTATTTAACGGAATAACCTTTCGTGAGATAGGAGAGGATATGAACTACAGCAGACAAAATATCTTTAGAATCTACAAAGTAGCACTTGGAAAGTTAAAGGCGGTGATTCCTCATGTCGGTTAATGTTCCTGTTTGTTTTCAGATTGGTGATGCATCTGAAAGACAAGTTATTAAGTGGTTCACCAATAAAGGTTATAAGGCAGTTATAGTTGATCATAAAACCCATAACTGGGATATCGAAGCAACTGATAAGAACGGGGCTGTATGTTGTATTGAAGTGAAAACATTTGGAAAAGTGGGATACAATACATTCTTTGCAGAGTGCGTTCAAATATCTGCAGTTAATAAGATTGAATCAATCCCAGAATATCTAGAACATTATGACGAGATTGCATACGTAATACAATACAATCGTCTCAATGGTTTTGGGTACTTTTTTGATTGTGCAACACTTGCAAAGTATGTTTTGGATAATAAGGATACAGCACGTAAAAATAGTACAGGTACAGCTAAAGGATTACTTATCGCATGCGAGTCAGCAATAGCTGGATTTAAGTACAAAAAGTTTATGGGATTGCCACAATAGACAGATACAACGTTATTAGGGAATATAGTCCCAAAAGGATACATGGCTAGACCAACAAAAATATCTGTGGCTCTCAAGAAGAAAGATCTTTCTGATGTATTATGGCAAATCTTAGCAAGAGAAGTTAGTGGTTCTAACGAGGAAAAGCTTGGTTCCACTGCTCTTGGAATCGTTATCAAAGCTCTTGCTGATTTAGAGAAGGGAAAGCCGCCCTCAACAGATACACAAAATCTTATAAATAAATCCGAAGAAGACGAATGGAGAGACGAATGAGCAAGTTTGATATAGGCGATATAGTTCAATGGTATGAGTTCGTAGATCCAACTGGTCCGCATCAACCAAGTCCTCATGCCTATGATAATACTATAGCAACTACACCTGAAGAATGCTATAATGGACTTAGTTATGTTAAAGATTATACCTGGTTCAATAGCCCAATAAAAACCAGAGAAGATACAAAGGACTACATCATTAAGAAGTTTGGAATGATATCAGATGTGCGACAGCAAATGATACGTAAAAGTATTGTATATGATAAAGATGGGAATCAAAAATGCTCATTCGGTGGAACAAGGCACGCTACAAACTGTTCGTGTGTTATTCCAGAAATATATACCATTCTAAACTATGAATATGGAAGCGAAGATATTGTTTTTGAAGATGATCTAACATTATTTACTATGGAGTAGCATATGAAACTAGAATATGGGGATCCTGTATCCTGGTGGGAGTTACGTCTTACTTCTCCAGATACGATTATTGGAGCTTCATTTCCATTTCGTACAAAGCAAGAAGCAAAGTTATTTGCTAACGAGTACAAGAAAGAACATCTCAAAAGAGATAGCTCCTCAAAGTACATTGAGAACATAACACAACATACAGGTCTTGTACAAGTAGTTATAAACTATTCACCACCAGCTGGACATAAACTTGTTTGTATTTTATGTTTTACAGCCGGTAAAGAGTTATGTATCGAAAGTAAGTATTTAACTAAGATTGGAGTGTAATGGCCCTCTCACAGCCAGATATTCGAAAGATATGTGATGATCCTGTTAAGTTCATCAAGCGTTTAAAGATCAAAGATAAGCGCGGTCAGATAATACACCTGGCTCCTAACGATGAGCAAACAAAGATTATCGAAACTCTTGAGCTCGGAAAAGATCTTGTTCTTTGTAAGCCACGTCAGATTGGAAGTACAACAATCGTTGCTGCTTATCTTTTCTGGAAACTTTATAATAGTAAGGATCCTATCACTGTTGCTTTACTTTCGCATAAGCTTGAATCGGTAAAACACATTCTAAAGATCTTTCGCACATTCTATGAGAACCTGCCACAGTTTATAAAGAAACCTTTAAAGGAAGATTCAGCATCACGCATTGTGTTTCATAACATGGCAACTATCATATGTGCTTCATCCACATCACGAGGAGGACTTCGCTCCTTTACTTGTAACTATCTTTTACTATCAGAGTTTGCGTTCTCTGAAGATGCAGAAGAGCTAAAGGCAACTGCTGTTTCTGCCGTAAATAATGGACAAATGATAATCGAATCAACGGCCAACTATTATGGAGATCCTCTTCATATAGAAATAGAAGCTGCTCAGCGCGGAGAAGCAAACTATAACTGGCTAATGTTTCCATGGCATCAACATTCAGAATATCAGTTAGCTGTTGATGCTGACTTCAGGCCGACAGAAGAAGAGGCAGATCTTATGAAAGTTTTTGATCTATCCCTAGAACAGGTGCATTGGCGCAGAATAAAGATTCAAAAGATTGGAGCGGATAAGTTTCGTAGAGAATATCCTGGATGTCTTGCCGATGCTTATTCTCAAGGTGGAGATGCTTATCTCTCAGAAGACGATCTGAAGTATATTGAGGGGATAGATTTAGACAATGAAAGATGGGTATCCATTCAAGATGCTACGCCTAGTGATACGTACGCTATTGGAGTCGATGTTGGTTCTGGTACTGGTCGCGACTATTCTGTTGCTATGGTTATCAGCAAGATGACAGGACAGCTTGTTGGTGTTTTTCGTTGTAACAAAACTACACCCACAGCGCTAGCAGAAGAGTTATTCTCTATTTCTGAAGAATATAATGGTGCGAAGATTCTTGTTGAGAATAATAGTATCGGAGTAGTAGTCAATCAATGTCTATCAGGTGCGAATCTATGGAAGACTCCTGAAGATAAGTTTTGGACTACAACACAAACTAACAAGAGGATTGCTTTTGAAGAGTTAAAAGAGGGAATAAAATCTGGTATTATCAATCAGATAGATTCTGTAACGCTTGCTGAACTTCGATCAATCAAGTTAGACAAACAATATAACATCTCACTTGAAAGAGCTAATGGAGCTCATGCTGATTCTGCAGTAGCCCTAGCCTTAGCTTACCAGTGTTTAAAGGCAGTAAGGCTACCAACAAAGTCCTTCCTACCACAATGGGTAAAGGATCAGAAGTCATCTAGAATCGTGTCGAATCATACAGCAGAAAAGACAAGAAGATATTAAATAGACAAACACATCACTAATGAGGCATATAACATGAGCCGCGGCGACAAAGAAACTGTTAATCTAGTTAGAACCATCTACACCAATCATAAAAACTATTGGAAGGAGCAAGCATCCTTGATGCGCAAGCTCAAGGGAACCTATGAAACCCGTATGTTTGAGGGGTTAGATTGGGATAAGTCAAATATTCGTGTAGAGATAGCAGAAGGCTTTGCTTTCGTTGAAGGTTACATTGCTTCTTTGTTCTCTAAGTTTCCAGCTGTTGAAGTCGGCAAGGACTCAGTACGTAAGGGCAATGATAAAGTTGTAAAAGTTCTTGCAAATCGTTGGCTATATGATCAACGTCAAGTTCTTGAGAATGGTTCACGTCTAGCAATCATATATCCTAATAGCTTTTTCAAGCTAGCTCATCGTGAATCATCTACTGTTTTTGATCGTATATCCATCAGACCCGTTCCTCCTTGGGAGATCATTGTTGATAATGATGCTTCAAAGTGGAACGAGCAACGGTTTGTTGGACATTCTTATTTCCTTCCGGTATCTAAAGCAAAAGAACTTTATGGTGCGAAAAAATATCAGGCGGTAGTTAAGTCTGATTACTTCCAGCAAGATGCCCATCCATACAAGACCTCCCAAGATGAGGATATTCCTGATGAGTATAAGTACATCGAGGTTGTAGAACTATATGATCTTATATATGATTGTCTTTATATCTGGAGTCCTAACTATTCGGGTGGCGAAAAACTACTTGATGAAGTGTCGCCTATTCCAGTTAGAACTTACGACGACTGTCCCTTGCCTCCTATTGTTCCTCTATATTATGCTCGTATTCCCGACTCTCCTATGGAAGGATACTCAAGCCTATATCGTATCTACGATCAAATCTATGAAAAAAATATTGTAAGATCCTTCTGGGCAA